ACCATCCAGGTCATCAAGACGCTGTTGCAGAAGTTTTAGCTTTACGGGAACAAAAACAAACTGTATAGCTGAAATATATTTGGATAATCAATCCGACCCAAATTGACACCAGGAATAGTCTGGGATCCATGAGATCTAAAACCGAGGAGCGACCCGCAAGGATAATCATCCGTTTTAACATAAACAATAACACTAACCAAAGAGGGAGACAAATATGTCAACTCAAATAACAGACGCATTTGTAGAACAATATTCTTCAAATGTAAGTATGCTATCTCAACAAATGGGTAGCAAACTAAGAGGTGCGGTGGATGTTGAAACTATAAGAGGAAAAAATGCGTTCTTCGATCAAATCGGAGCAACAGCAGCTGTAGCTAGAACAACTAGACACGGAGACACTCCTAGAGTAAATACACCACACAGCAGAAGACGAGTTAGCCTTTCAGATTTTGAATGGGCTGATTTAATAGATGATCTTGACAAGGTAAGAATGCTTGTTGATCCAACTTCTAACTACGCTAAAGCAGCAGCTGCAGCTATGAATAGATCTATTGATGACCAAATCATCACAGCTCTAGGCGGTTCAGCTGATACTGGCGTTGCGGGTGGAACTCCAGTAGCTTTACCAAGCTCATCTAAATTCTCAACTGCACAACAAACAGACGGATTAACAATAGCTAAATTGTTAGAGACTAAGTTTTTCTTTGACAATGGGGATGTAGATCCTAGCTTAAAGCGTTTTTTCGTTTGTGGTCCAAAACAGATCCAAGATCTATTAGCGACAACAGAAGTAAAATCTAGCGATTTTAATACTGTAAAAGCTCTAGCTCAAGGTTCAATATCTTCGTTTTTAGGTTTCGAATTTATCATGTCAACTAGACTTGGTTTTGATGGAACTAACACAGACGATAGATTATGTTTTGGTTTTACAGAAGACGCAATCAAATTAGCGATTGGTTCTGATGTAAAAGCTAAAATCACAGAGAGAGATGACAAATCTTACGCAACTCAAGTGTACTACTCTATGGCTCTTGGAGCTACTAGAATGGAAGAAAGTAAAGTTTTCCAAGTACCTTGTGATGAGTAATAGTCACTAAAAATTTTAGGCGGGGAAAGCGAGAGTGGAACCCGCCTAGAATGCTAAACTAACCAATAGGAGAAACCTTATGCCAATGGGTAAAGGAACATACGGGTCTAAGAGAGGCAGACCAAGCAACAAGCTAAAAGGTGGTCAAAAAAGATTACCAGCAGCTCTCAAAGCAAAAATAATGAAAAGTAAAAAGAGGAAATAACAATGGCTAAAAGAGGCTTATACGCAAATATAAATGCGAGAAAAAGAGCTGGTACTTCAAGACCAAAATCTAAAAGTACAATCACTAAAAAAGCATACGCTAATATGAAAGCTGGATTTCCAAAAAAAAAGAGGAGAGCATAACAAATGGCTAGTGTCGTTCAAATTTGTAATTCTGCGCTCAATCAGTTAGGAGCTGCGAGTATTACTTCACTTACTGATAATTCTAAAAACGCAAGACTTTGCAATGAGCGATATGCTACTGTTAGAGATGCGGTATTTCGAAGTCATCCCTGGAACTCATTAATCAAGAGACAACAATTGGCTCAAGATACTGCAACTCCAGCTTATGGTTTTAAGTTTCAATTTACTTTACCAAGTGATTGCCTGAGACTTTTAAATTTAGATGCTTATAATTCAGATCACAAAGTAGAGGGAAGAAAAATTCTTTGCAACGAAAGTGCAATAAAAATTAGTTATGTTTCTCAAGTCACAGATCCTAACGAAATGGATGTGTTATTAAGAGAAACAATATCAGCTGGTCTAGCTGCAGATATAGCTTATGCAATTACAGCTAATCTCCAGGTAGGAAAGTTGATGCAAGAAAAATACGAATACAAACTATCACTTGCTAAACATACAGACGCTAGCGAGGGATACAATGTTGATCCAGCAAATGGTCAAGTAGATCAAATCTTAACAGAAGATTTTATAACAAGTAGATATTAATATGGGAAAACAATTACTATCAATCCCTAGCTTTACAGCGGGGGAGATGAGCGACAGTATGCAAGGAAGAACTGACTTTGCTAAATACTTTTCTGCTGCATCTCGTATTGAGAACTTTGTTGTATTACCCCATGGACCAATAACTAGAAGACCAGGAACTTATTTTGTATCAGAAGTTAAAACAAGCTCAGCTAAAACTAGATTAATTCCATTTAGTTTTTCAACTGAACAAACTTATATTTTAGAATTTGGCAATCAATATATAAGATTTTATAAAGATGATGGTCAAATAACATCTGGTGGATCTGCTTATGAGATTTCATCTCCATATACAACAGCACAATTGTTTGATCTTAAATTCGCACAATCTGCCGATGTCATGTATATATGCAACGAAAACCATCCCGTAAAAAAATTATCAAGAACTGGTCATACATCCTGGACTTTAGCAGATGTTGATTTTACCGATGGACCATACTTAGATAGCAATACCTCATCTACAACAATGACCCCTAGTGGAACTACTGGATCTATAACTATTACTGCTAGCAGCTCTGCTTTTGTTTCAACTGATGTAGATAGATTTATAAATTTTTCAAATGGCTACGCTAAGATAACCGCATTTACTTCTGCTACAGTTGTTAGTGCAACTGTTGAAAATGATTTTGATAATACTAATGCTGTCACAGATTGGAAGTTAGGAGCTTTTTCTACAACAACTGGTTTTCCTAGATGTGTATCTTTCTTTGAACAAAGATTAGTTTTTGCTGGAACTTCTAATCAACCACAGACTATGTTTTTTTCTAAGTCTGGAGATTATGAAAATATGACATCTGGAACAAATGATGATGATGCTATGATCTATACTATTGCATCTAACCAGGTCAACGCAATCCAGGCATTGAAAGCTACAAGAACTTTAATAGTTATGACAACGGGTGGAGAGTATGCTGTATCATCTGGAGCATCTCAAGATGCAATCACACCAACTAACATCAATATAAGAAAACAATCTAACTACGGATCCTCTGGTGTTGATGCTTTATCAATTGGAAACGCAACAATCTTTTTACAAAGAGCAAGAAGAAAAATTAGAGAGCTAGCTTATAATTTTGATACAGATGGTTATACAGCTCCAGATCTTACAATCTTAGCAGATCATATTTCAGAAAGTGGTTTAACAGATATGTCATATCAACAAGAACCATACTCTGTTGTTTGGGCTGTAAGAGCTGATGGTCAAATGGCTGGATTAACTTATAATAGATTAGAGAATGTAGTTGCCTGGCACAGACACATCTTCGGAGGAAAATCTGATACTGGTAAAACTGTTAAGCAACAAAAGATTTCATTCACAGCAAATTCAACAAATGTAAATACCACATCAAATCAAATTACAATTACGGGTCATGGCTTAGCCACGGGAGATCAAGTTTATTATTATGCTGCATCTAATAAGATTGGCGGATTATCAAATTCTAAAGTTTATTATGTTATTGCTGTTGATGCTAATAATATTAAATTAGCAATATCAACTGCTAACGCCTCAGCTAATACAGCTATTAGCTTAACCTCAGCTCCTGGATCTGACACAACACAATTTATTTATCAAGGTGTAAATATAAATAATAATATTTTATTTGTATCAGCTCATGGTTTTAAAAGTGGCAATCATATTTTTTACAAAAATTCTGGTACTGCTATTTCTGGTTTATCTGAAAACACAAAATATTTTGTAGAAAAAATAGACGATAATCAAATACAATTATATTCAGATGAGGCTAGAGAAACTGTAGTTAATTTAACTTCTGCACATAGCTCAGAGCAAACTGATAAAATTTTAACTCATGCTAAAGTAGAAACTGTAGCTTGTATTGATGGCGATGGAGAAGAGGATCAAGTTTGGGTCATTGTTCAAAGATATATCAATGGAGCTACAAAAAGATATGTTGAATATTTTACTCCATTTGAGTTTAACGAAGATCTAACTGCATTCCATTTTTTAGATAGTGGATTAACTTATACGGGTGGAGAAACTTCTACCTTATCTGGTCTTACTCATTTAGAGGGAGAAGTGGTAGATATAATCGGAGAGGGATCCGTACAAAATTCTAAAACTGTTAGCTCGGGTTCTATTAACCTGGACACAGCAATTGAAGAGGCACAAGTAGGATTATTATATTCTTCTGATTTACAAACAATGAGATTAGATGAGGGTTATACAGAAACAACACAAACTAAAACTGTAAGAGTTTTTGATTTATCTGTAAGATTTCAAAATACTGTTGGAGCTAGTGTTGGACCAAGCTCAGATAATTTAACTAATATAGATTTTAGAGATAGCGGAGCTAGTATGGATTTACCCGTTCCATTATTTACTGGCGATAAACAAGTTGAGTTTGATGCTGGACACGGAGTAGAGGGATTAATTTATGTAAAACAACCTCAAGCTCTACCAATGACTATTTTAGGTATATATCCACGATTGGAGACAGAGAGTGTCTAAAGTTGTAATTGTACCTTTTGAAAATAAACACGCTGAACAAATATTAGAGATTGGTTTAAACAGCAAATTATTAGAGCTGAAACCAGAACATAAAAAATATGCTTACTACTTAAAAGAAGTTGGTATGTCGTTCACGGGTTTAGTCAATAACAAACCCATAGCGGCTGGAGGTGTATTTACACTTTGGGATGGCGTTGCCGAGGGGTGGGTCTTGGCTACAAAAGATATTTATAAGTATCCAATTTTTTGCGCAAAGCATATAAAGAAAAGAACTGAGATGCTTATAAAAAATAATAAAATAAAAAGATTACAAACAAGTGTCAAAGCAGATTGTGAAATGGCAATCCGATTTGCTAAATGGCTAGGTCTTAATTCAGAGGGTCTTATGAAAAACTATGGACCAGATGGAGAAGACTTTATTAGATTTGCGAGGATAGAAAGATGAGTTTTTTTGGAGATATATTTGCGGGTAAGTCACAACAAGCAGCAGCTAATTATAATGCTAAAATATTAGAGCGTAATGCAAAAATAGATGAGCAAAGAGCTGAACAGTTAATGTCTGTTCATAATGATTATTCACTTCCTAAATTTGACAAAACAGTTGAAGAGATCCAGGGTAAAACTACTGTAGCTTATTTATCTAGTGGAGCTGCAATGTCTGGAACTGTACTTGAGGCATTATACGATCAAGAATTAGAATTACAAAGAGATAGAGACAATCTTCAATACAATGCAGAGAATGCTAGAGATCAAGCATATAACGATGCAATACAAAAAAGAGCTGATGCAGATCTTGCAAGATGGAGAGGTAAAGTTGCTAAGAAAGCATCTTACTACGCAGCTGGAGCAAGTTTATTAGATCTTGGAACAAAAGTAATGGCAGCTTAGGAGAAACAATATGGCAATAAAATTATATAAATCACAGATAGCACCAACAGAAGAAACATCTAATAAATACGATACAAGACAAATTAGTTTGAATGAGGCTGGTTCTATTGGAAAAGCCATGAAAGGTTTTTTAAAATCTGGAGAAAATCTTTACATTAAACACCAACAAATAAAATCTGAGAATGATTTGTTTGAAAAGAAAAAATCTGTGATGAACGGATCAGAAAACAAACAAGGTTTATCTGCTCATAAACTTATTGCATCACAAATGAACGATCCAGATCAAGGATTAGAATATTATAAAAACGAAGTACAAAAAGTTAAAGATACTACAAAAACATTTAATGGTTTATTTGCAAAAAAATATTTTAACAATTGGTTAAAAAAACAAGAATTAGAAGATGGCAACGAAATTAGATTATCAACTACAAAAAATTTAATTGAAAACAATAGAGCTGAAAATCTTACATATATTGAAACATTAAAGAAAAAAATTATTTATGCACAAAATCCAGATACTCAATTTGCTGCAGAAGAAGAATTAAAAACTTTATTAAATAGTAAAAAGTTTAGTGATTTGTTTGGAGAAAAAACTGATGATGTTAAAAAATCTACAAAAAGAGATATAGCTTATTATGGTTATAAAAATGTACCAATAGATCAAAGAGCTGGTGCATTAGAGGCTGCTAAAAAAGATGATAGATTATCTACAGAAGATGTAGAAAAACTTGCATCACATTTTAAAACATCCAGCCAAACATCTACAAAATTAATTAATTCTGAATTAACTAAAATGGATAATATGGCTAGTGATGGTATTCTGCCAGATATTGCTACTTTAGATGGTTATATAAAAACTGGAGAGGCATTAAATAAACCAGAAATAGTTATTAAAGGTAAAAAGATAAAAGCTAAAGTTGCTTTGGTACAATCATTAAATGTAATGACACCAACACAAATAGAAGATTTTATAACCGAAACAAGATCTAAGATAGCTGCTAATAAAGAGGGAACTTCAACTGCATTATACGATCAATTAAAAACTATTGAAGATTATAAAGCTAAATTAAATTCAGATTTAAAAAAGGATCCTATATTAGCTGCATCTAAAAGAGGCACATTTGATATTGAAACAATTGATTTTAATGAGTTTGCATCTGATCCAAAAGGAAACTTTGAAACTTTTAAAGCTGCTATGGTTAAAAGAAAATCACAAGCAGAAAGTATTGGAGCTATTTACGGAGTAGAGGCTAAATTTTTATCTGAAACTGAGGCTACACAAATAACAGCTGCGCTATCTAAAATGGAAAATGCAACACAAATACAATTCATGTCTCAAATATTAGTTGAGGGTTTTGGAGATAAAGCTCCAGAAGTATTTGCTCAACTCCAGGAAAAAGATCAATTCCTAGCTCATATTGGAGGATTAAGTATTATATCTGAGGGTATGCCTAACAAAGCAATAGATCTAGCTATCGAGGGTTATCTATTAAATAAAAATGATAATATAGATATTAAAGTTAAAGACACAGATAAAAGATTAACGATTGCTAAGTATAAAAATATATTTCCAGAAAATATAGAAACATTTAATAACATAGTAGGAACTGCAGATAATATTTATGCTGCTATGTATTTTAATTCTCCAAAATATAAGACGGGTACTTTTGATAAAAAACTTTACGATAAAGCAATGAATATGTCTTTAGGATCTAATGGAGCTTATGGTGGTGTAGCACAATATAACAACAACGCTGTTCATGTTCCTATGTGGTTAAAGAATAATGAGTTTGACGATTTTGTAGATTGGTTAAAAGAAAACCCAGCTATGTTAGCTAAAGCTAGTGGATCTACAGTTGATGGTAAATTCTTACCTGGAGATGCAGTAGGTAAATCTAGCGATGGTAAAATTAGAAACATACAAATTTTTGAGGGTGGAGATCCATACTTAGTTAGTGTGGGTTATGGTAAATTTAAAGTAGCTATGCAAGATCATCCATCTAAAGCTAATGCAGAACCAAGATATGCAATTGATGGTAATTTTGCAAAAGAGGGTAATAATTTTTTTATAATAGATTTTAATAAAGTTAGATCAAACTGGGAAAGTAGATAATGTCTTTTGTCTTTGATGAGAAAAAAGCCACAAACTCTTTAGGAGAAACATCCTGGGCTAGTGGAAATAGAACTGGATACTTAGAAAATTTTAGAGCTAACTACGATGCAATGTTTGCTAGTGATAGATTTGATAGTGAGCAAAATTCAATAGATAAAGAATATAGCTTACTTACAGATTTTCTAAATAAAAAAGGATACACACAATTTAGCAATCCTATTTATAATAATGAAGATGTGCCTTTGGGACCAGAAGATCCTAGAGTATTAGATGAGCCTCTGCCACCTCAAGAAGAAAATATAGAAACTTTTTGGCAAAGAATAGATGAGTTAAAAGCTGCAAATCCAGATATTGCAGAAGAATTAACTAACATGGGTTATGAAAATCAAGAACAATTTTTTAAAACCATGGGAGTTAGGATCCAGGGATTACACGATAAAGCAGCAGATATATCAGACAGAGCAACTGGCATGGGAACTGTTGGAAACTTTGCTGGTTCTTTTTCTGCGTTAGTCACAGATCCTTTGGTTCTTGGTACTTTACCAATTGGAGCTATGTATAAGGTTCCAACAACAGCGTTAGCTGCTGCATGGAGAGTAGCCTGGGTAGAGGGTTTAATAGGTACAGCTGTTGAGATACCTATTCAAATAAAAGCTCAAGGTTTTAGAAAAGAAATAGGATTAAAAACAGAAGTAGAATTATTTGGACAAAAAGTAAATCTTGGAGTTTTAAATACATTAACTGTTGGAGCTGGTTCATTTGTCTTAGGTGGATTAATACAAGGTATTATTAAAGGGGTTCCTAATGCTACTGGTACATTAAGAAAAGCATTAAATAAATCAAGCGATGCTGAAATAGATAAAATATCTAAAGCTCTTAAAATAGAAAATCCAGAAGAGTTGTCTAAAGTTAAACAGCCAGAAAATCCTTTTGAAGAAACAAAAGCTACATCGCAGCTAGATACAGAAAATCATAATGCAGCTCAAACTATGGTTTTAAATGATATTAAAAAAGAAATAAAACCTATTGAGGCTGCAATTAAATCTAAAAGTATAAATGAGATAACAGCTAATAATCAAATTTATAAACCAGAAGAAATAGAATTTGATCCAGTAAATTTTCAATATAAAACTGATGGAGATAAAAGAGGTGTATCTAATAAACTAGCTGAGGTTAAAGAATGGGATAATGTTGCAGCTGGAACAATAATGGTTTTTGAATATAGAAATGGAAAGAAAGCAATTGTTGATGGACACCAAAGATTAGGATTAGCTAAAAGATTATCAGCTCAAGGAAAAAAAATAGATTTACTAGCTTACACAATAAGAGAGGCTGATGGTATTACACCAGAGGCTGCCATGATTAAAGGTTTGATGGTCAATCTTATGAACAATACTGGTTCAGCTAGCGATGCTGCTAAAATATTAAGATCAAGATATGGTGTTGATGCTGAACAAATAAAAAAATTTTTACCACCTAGAACTAATTTAGTTAGAAATACATTTGGCTTAACAGAATTAAGCGATGATGCCTGGGGAATGGTAGTTAATAATAGACAGCTTGAAAACTTGGGTGCTAAAGTTGGAGAGATTATTGAAGATAAATCTTTACACGCAAATATAATTAAAATTTTAAAAGATAAAAAATTCTCTACTATTGGAGAGTTAGAGCAAACATTAAGATTAACAAATACATTACCTAAAACTGTCACTAAACAAGACACACTATTTGGCACAGATTTTTTTGCAGAAACTCTATTAGTAGAGAGATCTCAGTTATTAAACTGGGCTAAAAAGAATATTAACAAGAGAAGTGCTGCTTTTAAGACTATTGTTGAAAATGATACAACTTTACAAAAAGCGGGAAATAAATTAAACAAACTTAACAATGAGGAGCAAAGATTAATATATGAGCAAGTTGGAGAAAGATTTGAACAGATCGCAACCAGAGCTGGAGCAGAACTCTCAGACAAACTCACAAAAGCAGCTCAACTCCTCAAAGATGGAAAACGAGGGGATGCTGAAAAATTCTTCCAGCAAGCTATCGATGACGCAGCTGCGAAAGGAGATTTTAGAGGGAGCGATGTTAGCCAGTCATTTGGAGCTAACAAAACTGAAATTGAGACATCAACGATACCTCCGAAATTTGAAGAAGACTTAAAAACAGATAAATTATTTAGTGATCCAAAAGTGGGTCAAGCCTCAGAAGATCCATCAATTGCAGATGAAATATTAGGCGAGGGAATATCTAAAGAAATAAAAGATGATGTAGGTAGTGGAGGAAGTGTAAGCACATCTCCAGCAGTTAAGTCATTATCTATTACCCAGGATTTAGCAGCTGGATCCCAACGAACAAAAGCTACTCCGCCATCATCAGTTTTTGCAGACGCTACAGCATCTCCTCCATCATTACGAGGATCTGATAATAATATTGTTGGTTCTACAAGTGCCATAAGTAAAAGAATTATATATCATAGTATTAATGACATCAACGAATTAAAGGCTTTAGCCAAAAAGAACTATGATGGATACTTAGCTTTTCTTAACAAATTTAAAGAAAAACATAAAGCTAATATAGATATAAGCATAAAAGATGACGCAAGTTTGGCAGAAAAACTCAAGACTAGAAATATTGAGGAAGTGTCTGATTTGCTTAGAGCTAGAATAGATGTAGATACAATTGACCAGGCTAGAGCTGTAGCTCAAGATGTTAAGAATACTGTAAAAACTATAGAATTTGACGATTTCTTAAAAACTGAAAACGGAAGAGGATCTGGGTATAGAGGCATTCATGTTCAGCTTTTAACTAAAGATGGCATGACAGCTGAGCTACAAATTAGATTAAAATCAACTGCCTCAATTTTAACAAGATCTCACAAGCTATACAAAATGAAAGCAGAAGATTTTAAAACTGCAAAAGGTTTAGCTGCATTTGAAAAGGCAAAAGAAAATATAAGAATGGAATTAGACGATGCTTGGTTTTCAGCTTTAGAAAAACAAGGATTAGGCTCAGAAGAATTAATAGATGCTAAGATCCATACGGGTACTTATATCGATGGAGCTGGAGAAGAAATAGATATAGTTAAGCCAATGAGAGAATTTTTAGAAGATGATGCTAAGGCAGCTCAAGCCTTAGAAAGATTAAAGGATTGTAAATGAGTTATTTAAAATGTATTAGCAATGCGCTTAGAGATGGAGAGATGACATCAGATGCAGCAGATGCTCACAGAATAGAATTTCAAAAACAATACGATAAATTTAAAGCTCAAGGTTATAATGACTTTGAGGCTGAAAGAGCTGCAGCTAAAGAGACTTGGGATGTGCAGCAAGAAAAAAGAATAAGATCTAAAAGAAACGCATTATATCAAGCTAGAGTACAAGCTCAGAATAAATTTACTGCAGAAAATTATAGAGATGTAAAAGGTAATAAAGATATTATTGAGGGAATAAGATCTATATTCGATCAAGATGCTGGCAATCAAATCTTATCAATAACTAATATGAAAAGAACTGAGTTAGGTTTAGTACACGCACCTTTAGCTAAGTTTATGGAGAAGTATAGAACAAGTTATTTTGGTAGAAGAAATAAATTTCAAAAAATGACTACTCCATTAATTATAAAAGAAATATTAGAACCTGGATCTACTGCTAATCCTTTAGCAAAAGAATTTGCTGCAGCAATCAATGAGGCTATAGAACTTGCAAGAACTAGACATAATCAATTTGGTGGTAATGTTGCTAAGATAAAAGGTAATTATTTACCACAGCCACACAATCCAGTTAAAGTTGGTCAAGCTACTCAAGAAGAATGGATTGAATATATTTTACCTAAGTTAGATCTTGAAAGAATGATTAACAATAAAACGGGTAGATCATTTACAAGAGAGGAATTAGTTTTAGAATTACCTAGAACTTATGAGGCAATAAGAACTGAGGGAGTTAGTCAATTAGTACCAGGCTCAAGATCCACATCAAGAACTATGAGCAACGCATCTGGTATGACAGCTAATAAAAGATTAGATCATAGATTTTTAGTTTTTAAAAGCGCAGATGATTATATGGCTTATCAATCTAAGTTTGGAGATGAAGATGTTATATCTACAATATACCAGCATTTAGAAAGCATCAGTAGAGATACAGCTATGATGAGAGCCTTGGGACCAAATCCTAACGCTGGGTTTAGATACTTGGTAGATCTTATTAGAGTTAATACAAAAGATATGCCAATTAAAGAAAGAGAAAATATTAGAGCTAAAATAGAGGGATTAGAAAATTTATACTTAGCTCATTCTGGTAGATTAAATAGTGGAGTAGATAAGTGGTGGGCTATGGGATTTGCTGGTTTAAGACACATCTTAACTTCTGCTGTTATTGGATCTGCAACACTACTTGCACAATCTGACTTTTTCTTTTCAAGAATGACATCTAAGTTTCTTGGATTACCCGCATACAAAGCAAATAGAAAAGCATTAAAATTAATTAAGGATGGTTTAAAAACAGATAAAACCTGGTCTAAGGCAGCTATTAGAGCTGGGTTAGTTGCTGAGCATTGGTCAACTATTGCATCAGCTGCTAATAGATATTTTATAGATACGGATGCACCTATACTTGCAAAGATGTTATCAGACGCAACACTTAGAGCATCTGGTTTATCACATTTAACTCAAGCTGGTCGTTGGGCGTTTGGTATGGAGTTTATGGGTTTCTTAGGAGATAACTTTAATTTATCTTGGAAAGAACTTAATGCCTTAACTCAAAAAGGAAAATTACAATCTTACGGAAGATCTCTTACACAAACTTTAGAAACTTATGGAATAAGAGAGGGAGATTGGGATCTTATCAGGCAAACTAAATTATATGATGCTGCTATTGATGATCCAAACATTAAGCCTGGAGAGGCAATGTTTTTTAAACCAGAAGATTTATTAAAAAGAAAAGACATTGATGTAGGAACAGCTAATAGATTGCACGGAAGAATAATGGAAATGATCTTTACAGAAACAGATCATGCTATACCTACAGCTGCGATTAGAGGTAGAGTTGCTGTTATGGGTAAAAATAAACCAGGAACATTTGCTGGAGAAATATTAGCATCTGGATTGATGTTTAAAAATTTTGCAATTGCAATTGGTTTTACTCACATAATGAGAGGTTTAAGAGAAACTGGTTTAAAAGGCAAAGCTGGTTATCTAGTACCATTTTTAATTGGTACAACTTTAATGAATGCTTACTCACATGAAATGAGAGAAGTATTAAAAGGAAGAGATGTAATTAACTTTAGCAGCTTAGATAAAACACAAATGTTTCAATATTGGTTAGCTAGATTAATTGGTGGTGGTGGATTAGGTATCTTTGGAGATCTAGTTTATCAAGAGGCAGAGGGAGAAAATTACGGAACCGATGTCACAGATGCTTTACTTGGATTACCAGTAGCTTTTGCTAAAGATGTATATGGTCTAATTGATGAAACATTTAGATATATGCCTGGCGGTAAAGAGCCAGCTTTAGGTAGAGAGTTTTCTAATTTTGTTAAAAAATACACTCCAGGCAGCTCAATATGGTATCTAAGAGCAGCATGGGAGAGGATTATAGTAGATACATTACAGAACTTAATTGATCCAAAATTTCATAAAAGAAACAATAATATTATTAAAAGATACCAAAGCAAAGAAAACAGAGATTATTGGTGGTATCCAGGCGAAAATATGCCTAGTGATGCACCAGAAATTTCACAATAATTCTATAGACAGAATTGACAAATTAATCTAATACGAAAAATATAGTAGGATTATAACGCCTACAAAAATTTTTCCTAACAATTGAAAGAGTAATACAATGACAGTATCGAGTTTATCGGTAAAAAATTCTTATAATGGAGATAATAGCACAACAAGTTTTGCTTACACTTTTCCTATTCATAGCACATCAGAATTAAAAGTAATTTTAAGAGCTGCTAATGGAATTGAAACAGTACAAACTATAACAACTCATTATTCTATTGTAGATAACGGAGCGGCTGGTGGACAAGTAAATTTTGTGACAGCTCCAGCTACGGGTGTTGCAGTAGTATTATTAAGAGATACAAATTTAACTCAAGAAACAGATTATATATCTAATGATCCGTTTCCAGCCGAAACACATGAGGCAGCTCTCGATAAATTAACTTTACAACAACAAGAGCTACAAGAAGAATTAAATAGAGCTTTAAAAATTTCAAGATCGAATGATATTACTTCATCTGAGATAGTACAGACAGCAACAGCAAGAGCTGGAAAATTATTAGGTTTTGATAGCAATGGAGATTTAGATACTAGCCTGGATGCAAGCTCAATAGCAACAAATGCTACAGCTGCAGCCAATTCAGCTACAGCAGCGGCAGCATCAGAGGCAGCAGCTGAAACAGCTAAGACAGCAGCCGAAACTGCAAAAACTGCAGCTGAGAGTTTATTAGATAATTTTGATGATAGATTTTTAGGAGCCAAAACTTCAAATCCTACAGTAGATAATGATGGAGATGCGCTTACAGACGGAGCATTATATTTTGATACGACTAACAATGTAATGAAAGTTTATGATTTGTCTGGTACACAATGGAGACAAATTCAATTATCAAATTCAGATCAAGCAAATGTAAATTTAGTTGCGGGTCAAATATCTCCAACAAATAATATTTCTACGCTTGCAGCGCAAAATGCAAACTTAACAACACTAGCTGGAATAGATAGCGATATAACTACACTTGCTGGAATAACTGGATTATCAAATTTAGCATCTGCAGAGGCTAGTGGTCATGTCACAAATGTTTCAAATAATTTAACTGGCGTAAATGCTTTTGCTGAAAGATATAGAATATTGTCATCAGCTCCAACAACAAGTAATGATGTTGGGGATCTTTATTTTGATACGACAGCTAATGAGTTAAAAGTTTATAAAAGCTCTGGGTGGGCTGCAGCTGGTTCTACAGTTAATGGAACTGCAGCTAGATTTGAATACACAGCTACAGCTGGTCAAACTACTTTTTCTGGAGCAGATAGTAATTCTGCGGTCTTAGCCTACGATGCGGGGTTCATCGATGTTTATCTTAATGGGGTAAAATTAGCTGGAGCAGATTATGTAGCTACATCTGGAACAAGCGTAGTATTAGCAGCGGGAGCTGCGGTTAATGATATTCTTATGATTGTGGCTTATGGTACTTTCCAATTAGCCAACATATCAATCAATGATTTAACAGATACTCCATCTGCAATTGGATCGGCTGGTCAAGCGTTAGTTGTCAATTCAAACGGAAACGCTTTAACCTATTCTAATGCTAGCTCAGCTGAGATTTATGGATTTGAATTATTTTTTACTCCATCAACAATAAATATTGCTGTTTCAGCCAGCGGAGGAAAATTTGTAATTGATGGAATAGATCAAAAAACTTTAGAATTATTTGAGGGAAACACTTATGTTTTTAGCTATCCATCTGGTCATCCTTTTGCTTTATCAACTACTGCAAACGGATCACACGGAGGGGGATCTGAATATACAACTGGAGTGACAAGAGATACTGGAGCTAACACTCTGACTTATGTTGTTCCAGCAAATGCTCCACAGCTTTATTATTATTGCACATCACATAGTAATATGGGGGGAGCTGCAAACACACCCGTTCCAGCTGATAACGGCTTACGGGTCACAACAACAAACGGAGGCGCAGATAATATCAACGCTGCAACTTATGCAGCATTCGATGATGTAATCTACGCATCAACTGGATTTAATTGGTCATTAGATAATAATGGTCACTTAATCGCAACAATCTAACCACAACACTAATAAAGGAGGAAAAAATGGCGCAGATTGATCTCGGAAAAGTGGCTTTTACACATAAAGGCACTTTTGACACTAACACAACATACGAAGATAAGGATGTTGTTCAATTTACAGATGGAGATATTACATCAACATTTGTTTATATAAACTCTACTGCAGCATCGGGACAATCTCCCTCAACTGGCGGTACAGTTAATACTTCTCATTGGTCTTTAATGGCTAAGGGACAGCCGCAAAGTTTTAATGCTAATAGTTTAAAAAATGACATAGCAACTCTTGCATTGAGACAAGCGACTAACGAAAACAAAACAAAGTACAACACTAATTCTATGTATGTAGATGTTTTTCAAGACGCATCTGGAATAGCGTCTGGAACAAATTATAGAAGAAATGCTGATGAATATGTGATTTCGGGTACACAAACTACAACAAATAACTTTGAAATTAATAATTCTAACTTTTCAACTTACTTTGGAACACAAGCCAACAGTAGTGCTACGCAAGGATTTGAAATTCAAAGAATGGGTACTGGTAATATGGGTTCGTCTTTACCTGATACTTTAGCGTCTACTAATTATACTACAATGAGTAGTGGTAATTATAATGATGTAATGGCTAAAACTTTTGATAATGGAGATTTTGGTAATGGTAATATTTCTGTTCAGTATAATGGTGGCTATGGGTATTACTTCTGTTATAAATTTTTACCAGCTTATGATAGTGCTTTTACTTGTAAAGAAATAAGTTTTGAATGGGCAAATGGTTCTTCAGGAGTAGATGATGGTGAAGCCTTTGGTGCAACACAAAATGGAACAATTAGCAGATTAAATGCTAGTAGATTTTTCGCAGGCGCACCGACTAATGGTACTATTTACACTTTAACAAACAACTCACAAAGTACAGCTTTTCCAGTATTAGGTATTTGGTTTAGATACCCAAGCTCTAATAATAGTGGTGGTTTTGAACAACTTAAATTTAAAGGAGATATGGTTGTTGATACAGTGACTGCAACTGGTCACTTTATAACTTCAGCTGTGACAGCTCCTAGTACCGTTTCAAAAATGGGTGCGGTTATTACTTACGATGATGCAAGCGGAACAACTTCATTAAATAATGATTTGGTTTGTCAGCTCAGCGCAGATGGAGGATCTAATTACGCTACAGCTACATTAGTTGCTCAAGCTAATTTTAGCTCAACAACTAAGATGGCTATTGTTAATGATCTTGCTGTGACGGGTGGTACTACATTAAGCGCAAAAATATCTTTCGCTAACCAGGCTTCGGGTTCGAAAGAGGTTAGAGTGCGTGGCATTTCTTTAATGTATTAATAAATAACTGTTAGGAAAATAATAATATGACTAAAGCTAGGGACATTGCCGACTTTAAATTTGAGAACATAACTGACACGGGTACTGAGGGTACGAAAGTTGCATCTGGTACTACAGCTCAGCGTGGTTCAACAGCTGGTCAATTTAGATTTAATTCTACTACTGGAAAATTTGAGGGAAGAAATAATAGCAATTTTGTTGCTATAGAAGTTTCTCCAACAGTTTCCTCAGTAAGCGCATCTAATATAACTCAAACACAAATAGATGCTGGATTTGATATAGTTATTACTGGTTCAAATTATGCTACTGGAGATGTTGTAAATTTTGTTGGGAATGACAATTCAGAAGTGACAGCAGCTACTGTCACTATTGATAGCACAACACAAATCACAGCTAGAGTGCCATCAAATATTCAATCAACTAAAGAACCTTTTGCAGTAAAAGTCACATCTCTTGGTGGTTTATCTGGTTCTCTTTCAAGTGCATTTAACATAGACGCTAAACCAATATGGCAAACAGCTGCTGGTTCTTTAGCAACTATTTTTGATGGAGCAAGATCTTCTGTAAGTCTTTCGGCTACAGCAACAGATGAAGAAAGCGATGCAATTACTTACTCTGTTCAATCTGGCTCTTTACCTAGCGGATTATCTTTAAACACTTCAACTGGAGCAATTACTGGTAGCTTGAGTGCAGTAGGTTCAGATGTGACGACTAACTTTACATTAAGAGCAACTTCTGGATCACAAACAACTGACAGAGCATTTTCAATAACTCAAAAAGCTCCAGTTTCACAAACATTTAATTATACTGGTTCACACCAAACATTTTCGGTTCCTACTGGTCTTACAGCAATCACAGCTCACATCTGGGGTGCTGGAGGAGGAGGTGCAACACATGGAGGTTGGACACATTCTTGGTATGGAGGAGCTGGGGGTTCTGCTGTTGGAACAATAAATGTTTCTTCTATATCAACACTTCTTATCACTGTGGGTCAAGGCGGTGGAGGGAATGATGATGTAGACACTACAGCTGTTAGGGATGCTTTCGGTGGTGGTGGTGGAAACACCTCCACAAGTGATAACCAATACTCTGGAGGTGGAGGTGGTCTATCGGGAATATTTAATGGTTCATCTGATACTGATTACACGCAATCTAATTCACTTATAATCGCTGGTGGCGGTGGAGGTGGAGGAAACAAAAATGGTGGCGGAGATTTTAGAGGCGGTGCTGGCGGAGGTACTAATGGACAAGATGGGGTATGCTCATCAGATTCTCCTCATAGAGGTCGAGGTGGTACTCAATCTGCTGGAGGTGTTGCAGCAGACGATAACTCAAATGCTGATGCCGCTGGTAGTGCATTACAAGGTGGTAAAAATCCATCAACTAACTACGGAGGCGGTGGCGGAGGTGGCTACTATGGCGGTAGTTCTGGCTCTTACAACTCTGGAATGGGAGGTGGCGGAGGAGGCTCTGGCTACTTACACCCAACTTTAGTTTCTAATGGAACTTTATATGCGGGTAATTATGAAACAGTTGCTAATAGCAGCTCATCTTATTATTCAAGTGGGATTGCTACTGCGGGAGCTAATTCTGCCAGCAATGCTGATGATGGCGGACATGGAAAAGTAGTGCTTGTTTATTAATGAAAGTTTTATTGACTATGCTTATGTGCAGCACATTTCATGGTTGCTTAGAACCTTTCACAATGCCAACAACATACGATAATTACTACGATTGTCTTCAAGCTGGTTATGAAGAGGCTATCAATAAACAAACAGAAATAGGGAGAGTTGAAACTAATAAGCATAATATCTTTATTAGGTTTAGCTGTAATTTAGTAAATGAAATCTAAAAGAAGATCTACTAAGTCTAATGTTGAAGACGCAAATGGTATAAGAATTTCTTACCATGAAAAAGTGTGCGCTGAAAGAATGAAGACTTTATTTAAAGCAATAGACGAAATGAAATCA